AATATCTTCTATTTCCATTTAGCAATCATTCCATTGACCTGCAAGATTACTTGCGGCTTCACCAGCTTGTTTTCTAGCCTGTCCAAAGAATATTCCTGCTAATACTGGCCCTACGATTGGAACCCCTGCTAAGGCTGGTGTCACCTGAACCGATCCAGCATCAGCAATCATCATTCCATTACTTCTACCTTGAGCTTGTTTCTCAATACATTCGATCTGTTTTGCTGTTAATTTACCGTCTGAGCCTTGCGGATATGTAATGAACTGAGCAACAGATTCTTTATGTGTATGTCTAGTCTTTACACCACCATTAAAGGTAGGAGCTTCGCTAGTTTCATACTGAAGCATTGTTTTTGGATCGTGTTGACGGCTGGCAAAACTCCATTCTTCTGCACCATCAGCACCTTTCTCACTTCTAATTTGAAGACTGCTGTAAGGAGTATTAGAAAGCTTGGCTATATCAGGGATGCCAGAATCTTTACGAGCCAATAAAGAAAGACTCATAAAGTTTGTAGCAATTAAGCCTCCTCCTAAAACAAGAGAAGTTAGGCCGTTAAATGACTTAAATTGAATCATTTAAAATTAAGCACAGATCCTGTTTTTGATGGAACGCTTGGAATTTTTGGCATAGCTCCTTTAACAAGAGAAGGCAATTGCTTTTGCACTTCACTTATTATGGATTCTGTAATCTTGCCACGCTGAAAGTAAGCAAACGTACCACCACCTACTGCCACTACAAGAGCAGCAGTATTGATGTAACAAAGGATTTTTATCATGCAGGACAAGCCTCTCCACCAAGGCCAGCTTCTTGATCTACAGAAGATAAGATTTCTGCATTAATTTCTTGTATTCTTTTATTCAAAGGATCAATACTGGCTTGCGTTGTAGTGTTTAAATCTTTCAACAATTCAGCAGATTGCTTATTGTAATCAGCGACAATTTCTTCTACTTGTTTAACTAAACCTGCTTTTTCTTGTGCAAGTTGATTGCGATCAGCCATAAAAATAATACATTGCCCTCAAATTATAAACCTACTGTCTATCCCTGACCTGTTCGGCTATAGCTACTCTTTTATTTCTTCCCAGCTTTCATTTGATTTATCCCATTCGTAATTTTTTCCGTCATCAGGATATTCTATCCATGCTGTTTTTGTTTCGCTCCATCTAGTGTATTTGTCATCAGGACGTTCAACTGGTGGGTCGTATTCGCATGTTTGTTCATTAAATACCCATGAACTCCAATTAGGATCTTTTGCCCAATCATCTTTTACTTTATTCTGTTTTGCTGTTTTCTCTTCATCTGTTAAATCTAAAATATGCCAAACCTCTTTAATCTTTCCATCAATATATTTATATTCTAAACCTACGGCTCCAGTTCGTTTCTCGGCGTTTTCGCCTCCTATATTTTCATCAAGCTTTTGATATATTCCGACACGAGGATTATCAGCTCTTTCAAAAACTAACCATCCATCAGGTACTGAATTTTCAAAATCTAAAGCTGGAAAAGCTTGTATTAAATTTTCTTTGACGGCTGGATAATCCTGCGGAACATTGTTTTCATCGACTTTAATAAATAAATTCATGGTCATGGGCTTTCATTAGCAGTTCTAGTAGAAGGAAATTGTCTACTTGTTCCAGGCCATATTATTTTACATCCGCCACTTCCGCCTTTATGTGAACCAGGGTAGCCTCCTCCGCCACCTCCTTGATTACCACCATAACAAGCTTGAGCTGTAGTACTTCCAGCACTACCACCTGAACCACCAGCTCCCTGAGATGATCCAGAAGAACCTTCTCCGTTAATGCCTACTCCACCACCTCCTCCTCCTCGACGATAGTCAGGATTATTAGTTACACCGCCTGCTCCTCCGCCGCCTGAACCACTAGCGCCACCATTATTACTACCAGTACCATTACCTCCGTTTCCAGAATAACCAGCAGCACCGCCGCCTGAACCATAATTTTGGCCAGCAGTACCACCACTTCCTCCATTTCCACCACCATCACCTTGGCTATTTCTTTGTCCTCCACTGCCCCCACTACTGGTAGTAGAGTCACCACCAGCATTTGCGTAAAGAGTAGAAGAACTACTCCACCAACTCGATTCAGAAGGTGTATTGTTATAAGGAGGACCGATACCGTTCCATGCGACAGAATATTTGTCTCCTTGTTTACCAACCCTTAACGAATAACTTGTTCCAGGGGTAACACTAATATTGTTTTCATAAACAAGTGCAGCACCACCACCGCCTGCATCGTTCTTACCATAGCCACCCCCTCCAACCAAAACAATTGAAATAGAAGTGACACCAACTGGAGCTGTCCAGCTATAAGTTCCTGGAGATGTATAGGATTGTTGTCCTACAATTTCTTCTTCCGCACCAGCTCCAAGTAGCATTTGTTGAATAGGCATAATTAATAACCTCCGTGTTTGTTAGTTAGTAGGTACATTTATGACAACCCTGCACCTGAGATGTAAGCCGTATTATCACTTGCAAATAAAATAGTTGCCATTCCTCTACCTGCAAGAATACGAGTTCCTGTATTTGCATCAGCCGTGTTGTAAAGAGCAACCGATCCAGCCATTGTTATAGAAAGATCACTTCCTGAATTATTGACAATCGTAACTGCATCTCCTTCTGACATTGTGCTTGCAGGGATATTTACATTTCCGTTACTTCGATATATAAACTTACCAGCATCAGCAGCGACTAAATCATAAGCAGAACTTCCACTTTCATCGTTTCTAATAATGGAACGCAGGTTGCCTTTGCTGTCTGATACCGTTCCAGCACTAACATCTAAATTTCCTGAAGTATCAATCTGCATCCGTTGGGTTCCATTTTGATAAAAACTAACGGGGTGATTAGTCTCAGAACCTATGCGAATATCACTAGCTTGAACTGTCTGTATAAATGCTCTTGTTCCTTCATCATTAGATTTAACCTTGAAAACAGTATGTGCAGAACCTTTTACGACAAGTTCAGAGTCAAGAGTTGGGTTTCCAATGCCAACCCTTCCCGAACTATCAATCCGCATCCGTTCGGTTGGTGACGCTGCTCCATCTGCTGTTGTACTAAATACCAAACGTCCAGGCATATCGTTAGAGCCTGGTGTTCCGTCTACGGCTGCCGAAATCTTGGCTCCCATAGTATTTATATCAGTACCATCATCACCGCTAAAGACTATTCTTCCTAATTCATCATCATCCTGAACAACAACATTTGCACCTATAGAACCCCCTCTTGATTTTCCTAAATAAAGACCACAAGAAGAGGCATCATTGGCATATTCAATAAAGCTTGCTCCAGCCCTGCTATCAACCCCTTTAATCTGTAAAAAAGGCTCTTCTCCACTTGATGTAGCTGTGCTAGCCGTATGACCCACCACCAAACGACCACTTGAGTCGATCCGCATCCGTTCTACGTTGGCAGTTGTAAATGCCATGTCATCACTTATGACACCTATTCTGTTTCCATCAGTAGTGCTACCGTTATCTTCTAAAATTATTCCTGCTTCAGCATCAACGGACTCAAATTTTGCTTGGAAATTATAACCACCTGTTACTAATAAACCAATTTCAGTACCTGTATGATTTACATCTAATCTTCCCGTGACTTCAATACCTGTAGTTTTCGTTTCTAGCTTCTTACTATTTGCGTTAAATAGCTCTATTGATCCACCAGTATTTGCTCTGACCATTGGCTCACCATTATCCCTTTCTAAAACAATGAGAGCACCTCCAGACATTAACGATAAATTGCCTGTACCAGAATCTTTTATAAATGAATTATTAGAATCGTGAAAAATTTCTAAGCCATCTGAACTTGTACCAAATATTGCTTTTGCATTGTCATTAAAGATCAAATCATCTGTTGACTTATCCCAAGTAACATTTGCACTTGAGCCTGTCAGAGTGACATCACCATCGACTACTAATCCTGTGAGAGTCCCCAAACTTGTGATTGCAGATTGAGCAGCAGACGTAACCGTTGCAGCACTTCCAGAAGCATTACCTGTGACGTTTCCAGTTAATGCACCTGCAAATCCTGTGCTAGTTAGCAATCCACTAGAAGGGTTATAAGTTAAACCTGTATCTGTCTCGGCTCCTTGTGCTCCTGTTGCTCCATCAGAGAACAAAGGATAAACAGTTTCATCAGTTGAATTATTAGCTGTAACTGAAAATTGTGTTGCTAATGCTGCTGTTCCTGTTGTGTCTTGGTTAAGTGTTGCAACCCTAGCTGCTGCAATCGTTCCACTAGAAATATTTGACGCATTTAATGTTGTTAAAGAAGCACCTGAACCGCTAAATAATGTTGCCGCTAACTCTCCAGTATTTGAGTTAAAAGTTAAATTTGTTCCTGATTTGGCACCTAAATCTCCTGTTGCTGCTGTTGTAAATAGAACATTACAAGAGGTGTCAGTTGATTCATCTGCAACAGTAATTGCAGTTGCTACGGCTGCTGTTCCTGAAGTGTTTTGGTTGCCAGCAGTATTAACACCAGGAAGATTTATAGCTGCTGTACCGTTAAAGCTAACTCCACCAATATTCCTAGCAGTTGCTAGTTGCGTTGCTGTAGCAGCGTTTCCAGTACACGATCCAGCAGAGCCTGAAGTATTTCCAGTAACATTACCTGTGACATTACCAGTTACATTTCCAGTTAAGTTTGCAACAAAGGCACTTGCACTCTTATCCCATAACCCATCACTGGCATCCCCAGTAAAAGTTACGTCATTCGTAAATGTGCCTCCCGCAAGTGGCATTTTAGTGTTATCAGTTGAACTATCAGCAGCCCAAGTAAGTGTTGTAGGTGTTGACGCATCAGCTTTAAGCACCTGATTTGCTGTAGGTGCAACAGCAGGAAGAGTAAGAGTTATATCTCCTGATTGAGCTTGTGCTTTTAAGCCTGTGTAATTAGTGCCATCTCCATCTGATTCACTTAGCCTTAATTCTTTTCCGTTATCAATGATCAGGTGATCTGTCATTGTGCCACCAGCTTTAGGCAAAGCAGCATTAGCTGTTGTAGCAGCAGCGTCAGCAGCGTCTTTTGCAATCTTTACAGCAGCAGGAGTAGCAGCAGTCGTAGCAGAAGTTGATGTTGCACTATCTGTTAATTGAAGAACACCAACGGCACTTGTCGTTCCAGTAGCAATCTTTGATCCTGTAATTGCAGCCGATCCAGAAATATCAGCATCAACAATGACTCCAGCAGCAATGGCTGTAAGTCCTGCATTATTAATAGAAATATCTCCTGTAACTGCTACTGCTGTTGGGACGTTTGATCCATTACCAACAATGATTTGAGCAGCAGTGACATTTTGTAATTTGCTAAGTGCAATTGCAGCAGAAGCATTTATGTCAACATTTAATATTGTTCCGTTAGCCAGCATCGCACTGGTAACAGTTCCAGTGTCACCAGTAGTAACAACTGTTCCTGTTACATCTGGGAAAGTAATCGTCTTATCACTTCCTTGTGGATCGGCAACAGCAAGAGTTAATTCATAAGCATCAACGGTACTTCCTTCAAAAGCAAGACTTCCAGTATTTCCTATCAATAATTGACCACTTACAGTTCCACCAGCAAAGCCCATTTTTTCTGTCTCAAGCTCTTGCAACGCATCCTGCACGTTGGTCGAGCTAAGCTGACCATAAGGTGTAAAAGTGATATTTGAAGCAACTTGTCCAGCTACGGTCTGCGATAAATCAATCTCATTCCATGACGAACCACTACTATTTGTAACTCCAAGTATGTAGTCAGGAGGAGAGAATGAAACAACTGGAGCTGGAGCTGAAGGCGTTCCAGCAGTATCGACTACGACATATAAACCATCTGTTGTAGCTGAAGGTGTAGGTAAATTACTTCCAACTGCTAGACCAGCCGCTAATCCTGCGGTGGTACACGCCGTCATTTTACTTGTGCTTGCGTTGTAATTTCCACCGAAGACAAGACTTCCTTTTGTAAGTGTGGTTATTGCTTGCCAAGCGTTTCCATCCCAAATAAACGCATCTTCAGAAACCGTATCGAATAATATTTGACCGTTAAATTGTGCTGTTGGATAACCACTTTGAGCAATTGATTGGAATACTGCTGTTGATGAATTACTTAGTTTTGTACCATCAATAGAATCTGTTCCAATCCTTGCAGCATCTATGCTTCCACTTGTTATTTTACTAGCAGCAAGATCAGGAATTAGCCCTGCTGTTAATGATGCACCTGCTGTAATTACACCTTTATTATTAACAGTAACCGATTGATAAGTTCCAGCACTCACTCCACTCGTTGAAGTCGTGAGATTTCCCGATCCATCAACAGTTAAGCCTCCTCCAGATGTAATTTGTACTGCACCTTTAGCACTTGTAGTTGCAACAGGAAGATCACCAGCTACTAAAGCAGTAGCAGCCGTAATCATGCCCTGATTGTTAAAAGTTATTCCGCTAACTGTTGCTCCAGTAACACTATTTGTAAGAGATAATGCACCTGCTCCACTAACAGTTAATCCAGTGCTAACAGAAACGCCACCAACAGCACTAGAGGTAGCAACAGGTAAATCAGCCGCAGCAAGAGCTACCGTTCCAGTAATCAAGCCTTGGGCGTTATATGTAAATCCAGATCGTGTAGCAGCAGTAATAACATTATTAATTCCAAGATTGCCACTAGCTACATTTAATGAACGATCAAGATTAGAAGTATTTAATTTTGCTGGTGTAATAGTTGCATCTCTAATTTTTGTAGCACCGTCTAAACCTGTACTTGAATTCGTAGATGTTTCAACTTTATCGTTTGTAATTGCTCCATTTTGAACAGCTCCAGTATCTACAGCGTTGTTTGCAAGCTCAGAATCTGTTACGGAATTTGTTCCTAATTGAGTTGAAGTTATACTTCCTGAAACTAACTTAGTGGCTGCAATACTTCCTGCTAATTGTGCATTAGTAATTGTCCCAACTAATGCTGTCGTTAGATAACCTGTAGCATCTTGTAAGTCAAATGCAGGTGTAGCGTCAGCCGTACCAAGGGTTACAGCTACTCCACCAAAAGAAACACTAGAGGAAGCAAGTTTAGAAACTGCTATAGATCCTGCAAGTTGAGCATTTGTAATTGTTCCTGACAAAGAAGATGCAGGATAATTAGTTGCATCTGTTAAATCAAAAGCAGGGGTGGCATCTGAAGCTCCTAATGCAATACTTACACCACCTAATGTTACGGAAGAATTTGCTAACTTAGCATTTGCAACGCTACCTGCTAACTGTGCATTAGTTATCGTGCCAACTAAAGAAGAGGTCGGATACCCAGTAGCGTCAGTTAAGTTAAACGCAGGTGTAGCATCCGTTCCACCAAGAGCAATTGTAATTCCACCAAGAGAAATAGTTGAACCAACTAATTTTGATACATCAATTGAGCCTGCTAGTTGTGCATTAGTTATTGTTCCTACAAGTTCTGTGGTCTTATAACCAGTTGCATCTGTAAGGTTAAATGCTGGTGTTGCGTCTGTCCCACCTAGACTTACTGAAATTCCTCCAAGAGATACAGAAGAATTAGCAAGTTTATTATTAGCTATTGATCCTGCTAACTGAGCATTGCTTATCGTTCCACTTAGATTTGCTGTTGTATATCCAGTTGCATCAGCAAGATTAAACGCAGGAGTAGCGTCTGTTGCTCCCAGAGCTATTGATACACCGCCTAACGAAACACTTGAATTAGCTAGTTTTACATTTGTTACTGCTCCATCAACTATCGCTCCCGTTGCAACTTGATCTGTTCCTAATGTCCCAACTTTTGCAGCAGGAATTGACGCTGTATCAATTAAAGCTACACCAGCTTCAATAAGATCTTTAACTGTTACCTTTTTTGTTTCCGACGCACTTAAATCGGCAATGGCAATTGGGTCTGTTGCTGCTACACCTGCTTCTGCTAACGCTGGCAGATTACTAATTTCAAGATCAGGCATTTCCCTTAACTAAGAACCAATGAACATATATTACGGCTGATCGAGCAATATGGGACTTTGATCTTCCTGAAGAATCTTATATTCATCTTCCTGTAACAAGTATCCAGGTGTTGCTCCTGTATTTAAAGTAATAACATCGTTCGTTATAAACTCAATTCTTGTCGTTATTTCTTGGCTCGCAGAAACACTAACAGCAACATTTGTCACGACACATTTAGCTTCGTACCAGACAGTATGCAAAGAAGTATTTGAATCTTTATAAATATAAAAACGTCCATCGAAATCTGCTCCTTGCTGAAGACGAATAATTAATTGAGCAAGATAAAAAGGAAATTCTGGATCTTGAACAGCAGTATTATCAGCCAACTCTGAACTGTGTTCCCACAAGCAATTTAAAGTTCCTTGACCACTTATTAACCCTGCTTCATATTGTTTTTTAAACTGAGCACCTAAAGGAGTTAAATCAATTTGATCTCTATTCGTAGTAATTTCAAAATCTTGTACTCTTGCTAAATGTCTAAATCTAGAGTTAACAGTTTGAAGTGTTACTTCTTTAGCAGCACTAGGAGTAACAAGTGTTAAAGCATCTGATTGTCTTCCTGTTATTGCAGCCGCAAACGTAGTAAATAATCTAATTCCACCCATTTTATCAACATAAACATACCAATTTCCATCTGGATGATTATGACCATTTACAAGTTCTAATGTGCTTTTATCAACTGTCGCAATCTCTACACGATCTCCAGTAATCAACGAACTAGAAAATTGATCAATTGAAAATCTTTTAGTTGTTGTATTTACATCATGCGGATCTAACTTGGTTTGTATAGGAGATGACAACGTATCTCTACGAATCTCTACCTCACCATTTTGTCCAAAATAAACAGCCACAGTTAAGTAGAAATAGTGTCAACACTTGGAGCACCATCAACTTCAAAACTAAAATCAACAGATGAAATTTCTCCTACAGAACTACTCATAGAAACTGATGTGACATAAGCACCAAATTCAATATCTCTTGCGTTTGTATCTGAACCTGATACTTCTTCTAATCTAAGTTTCAACGTAACTTTGTCTGATTCTGTTCCACTACTTTTTATAGCTGCTGTTAATAAATCAGTTACGTTAGGAGCACCAGCAGCAGTAGCGGTATAGTAATAAGCTCTTGCACTACCTGAATAACTTCTAACTCCTGGTTTCAATGTTCTGTCTGTATCACCCATTGCTGTGATTTCAAGTACAGACATTGACTGTGAAAAACTCCAGTTTTGTAGTTGAGCAACATTAGTTCCTCCTACATACAGCTTCCCATCTTTGCCACTGAAATACTTCGCCACAGCCCTAAATCAAAAACATTGCGTTTATTCTACGGTGAATCGAGACAAGCGACAAAAGAACAGCTTACATTGCTCAAACCTTTAAATGTACTTGTTACAGTAGGAGGCCCAGAATATCTCCACTTAAGACTTGATCCAGACTCTTTTAAATAAGCTAAAAGGCTAGTATCAGTCACACCTGAAGTAGCATAACCACGATCAAAAGTTACATAATCCCAATCAGAATTTACATCTTCATAGTTATCTAAAATTAAAGCAGCGTCAGCATCAGTAATATTTGAAAAACCTAAAGTCAAAGTTGCATTAACTCTTTTATTACCGTAACGCAAATGTGTTTTTGTACCGTCTAACGATTCAAAATTTGTACTTGGGTACGTTCCAGCAGAATAACTTCTGGAAGTTGGTTTAATTTGTGGAAATGGTTGTGCTGTTGTCATTGATCGTCAGTAATATTGAAATTTGTAATGTCTCCATTTAAGCCCCAATATTGCATAACGGAAAGTTGTCCTGCTATTGGATTAGTATTACCGTTTGGTAATTTTGAAGGTTCAGTAGGAGCATAGCTACCAGCCACTTCAATTAATCCATCCTCACCATAAGAAATACTTTCACATTTATAAACCTTATTTTCTGTTGTTGTATTTTTAACAGTAAATAAAACACCGTTAGGAGCTTGAGAAAGTGTTGATGATTTAACTCCTACAGTTCCAGGCTCCCAATACAAAACATCTTCCGATCCAGCAACATCATCTTTACTCACGATTGTTCCATCTTCTAGCTTTGCACCATTTCTAAATCTACTGGTATGACTAACTTCTGAAACTAATCTAAAATATTCACCAGGGCTAAGGAATTGAATATATTGAGGGGCTGTCTTAAAAGTTAAACCATGATCAATTAAACGTCTTGACCTAATAGCAAAATACGCAAAATATAAAGCTTGTTGTCTTGAAGTACAAAAACCAGATAAATCAAAAGTTTCAATAGGATCAGTTGATCCACCAGCAATTTTTTCTTCAATTAAAACAGATTTTGTTTCTGGGAAACCGTTTGGATTTTCGCCACGGTAAAGAACAGCAGCTCTAAATGTTTGTCTTTCTTCTGGACTTAAAAATGAAACTTGTAGGTCATTAATATTTCCATCAGTAAAAAGACATTTTATTTCAGGTAAAACTGTTTTATCAATTTTATTGCTTGAGTTGACAGGGACAGAAGGTTTAAGGCTAAATTTACCTCCAATAATTGTGAAATCTAATAAACAATAACCAGCGTGTTCAAAAATAAAATCTCTTAAATTTAATTTAGATGAAATTGTACCGTCCCAGAAAAATCTATTTTTAGAACAATAATCAGCAGCATCAGCCATTGCTGCTCGATCTACAGAACTAGCTCCAACTAATTTTCCTGCTCCTATTTCTGTGCTAGTTAATAACGCATGGGCAATCTCAGGAAATAAATTAGAAGCTCCTGTTCCACTGCTGTTTAACTGTTCTATTTTTATTCCTTTTTTAAAGTAAGCAGAAAACTGACTAAAGTTTGTCCACTCTTTTGAACTGTTAATTCTTATGCCAGCAAAAGCTAAATCACCATATTCCGCAGGTTCTTCTTTATTCGTTGCTTGATCTACTGGTGGTTTTAATATTTCGTTGACATAAACAATTTCGTGATCTGGTTCATTACGATTACTATTTTCATCTCCTTCATAGACGTTCCAATCAACTAAAGCATCAAAAGGATTAAAGTTTTGTGCTGCTCTTGTTGTTATTTGTCTAGCACTAACTAATAAAGTTACATTAATTGTTCTTGCAGCTCCGTTATGGTCGTTCCAAGGGATAACTACTTGATCTCCATTGTTGTAGCCAGTTCCTAAATTATTAGGATCTAACGACCATGTTGCTTTGTATTCATATACAGCAGGAAACCCCTCATTAAATTGATTTATATTTACTTTTTGAATTGTTAAATCAACTTTTAACCCAGTTCCACTACCTCCAGTAACAGAAACAGATCCATTGAAATGATCATATCTATCTGCGTAATCTGGCTTGCATTGCCATGTCTGTTCTATTACATGAAATTTATGATTGTTACTTTCTGGATTGCCATAGGTAGAAGGATTAGCAACAATAAATCTTCTTTCAGGACTTGGCTGCCAGAACCAAACTTGTGACCATGAATCTTTATCATTAGGGAAAAAAGTTGTAACCCAATCACTTCTTACTCCGTCATATAACTGCCATTGATGTGCTGGTAAACCTTTTGCAACTTGTCCAGCAGACCAAGCAGGATCACTGATCTCATTCCATAAAACAATTGCATGAGATCCACCCGTGATAACTCTATTTGTATCCCATTTGCAACTTGTAACTGACCCATTAAAATCTGGGCTTGAAATCCATTGTGTTTGTCCGTTAAGTCTTACACTTGTTACCGTTCCACTTGTGCTAACAGAAGACGCTCCTAATTGCCATTCAGGATTACAAGCTTCATCTTCATCAATCGTATAACCTTCATCACCTGAAAAAGCTATATCAAAATTACCAAAAGAAGTATTGGAATTAAAATGAGAAACTTGTGCATTACCACCTCCATCAGTTGCTAATAAATTAAATCTTTTCCCCCATAATTCTTTTCTTGTTATGTAATTACCAGGAAAAGGTTTAAATCTATACTCATATTGATTACGAGGATGTGAAATAGTTATAGCGTTATATTGAGCTTCTGGAGTGCTACCTTTAACTGCAAATAAACCACTATGATTACTTATTGATGTATTTTTTAAGTCTGTCCAACTAGAATCTCCTATTTCTCTTGCTTGCAACATAAATAATGAAATTCTTTTTGCATAACCATCAACTTGTCCTAATTGTATTTGTGTTCTATCGGTAAATGCTTGTTTTAATGCTTCTTCATCTGGTTGACTATTAACATTTGCAAATCGAATACGTTTAAAGACAGTTGATTTAATACCTATTTCTGTAACATCACATTTTCTATTATTAGAAACAGTTGCTAATGCAATTCGTTGAGCTGTATAAATATCGTGAGCATAATATAAATCATTTGTTCCTCTAGAATAATTAAGCTCAGTACCACTAATTTTTTGCTGCCAAAATATTGGAGCTAAATCACTTAAACTATATCTTGCATCTTTATCTTGACCAGAACCAGCAGGATCAAACCATTCTGGATTTTGACAATGTTTAGATAAATCTGCTCCATTAACAGGAATATCTACTTCACCAGACTCAATAACTTTAAAAGTATATTCTTTTGTTTGCTCAATAGACCAAGGAACAGGTTTGTTATGATTTGATGTGCAAATAACAAGTGCCGTTCCAATTAAATATTGTTCTCCAACTGTTATTAAAGAATCTGTATTTTCTCTTATTGATGTTGTTAAATTATCAACATCTTCTACTCCATGAGGTCTGTAGTTAAAAGCATCTGCATTACCAGCTCCAGTAACTACTTGATAACCTGGAGTATTTTTATCTGCATCATATTTACGTTGTAAAGCGTTTTCTTCTCCACTATCCATTCCTACTATTTGATATATAATTTCGTCATCTTTAACAACAGAATAAAGTCCTTTTGATTTTGTATTATTTATCCTTAAAATTCCAGCTCTAGTAGGCCATCTAGCAAATTCAACTTTTTTTCTCTTCCTCATCATGTCCTTAATTGATTCTTTAGAAGAACCTCTAGGATCACGAATTAACTCATAAGGTAATCTGCAAATTTGAGCATTAGGAACAGGAGAATAAACACCAAAAGCTGTCTGTGTTGTAGGGTTTCTTGTCCCACTAAATGCCTTACTGGTTGATGTTGGAACGTGTGTACCAGCTTTATTTGGAACACCAACAATAAATGGATCATTTCCATTTGAAAAAACTAATTCAGATTCAGAATATTTATCTGATTCAATAATTCTGTTATCTGTTGAAGCACTTCCGTTTCTAAAATAAAGACCAACTTTATGAGCGT